GCCAAGACGGCCGGAAACAAACCGACCGCCTGAAGCAGAGAACGCAACCTTACGGTGACCAAACAAAAAGATTTAGTCGCGGCAACGGTGCGCGGCAACGGCCGCAAAAGATTGCAACGACTGTCTTTAATAAGACGCCGTAACCGCATAAAGCGGCCGTTATCTACTCTTTACTAAGAATAGGGGAATAATGATTTAGGAAAACCAGCCCGAAGCTGGAGGCTCATAGAGCCTGTAATGACTTGTAGCGTTACCCACGCCTGGCCTTCTTTTCCAGGTCAGGGAATACTGCAAGTCGCAGTTCTTTATAGGGTTGTACGAACCCACCCCAAATAAGGGGTCTATATTATCAGAGAGCCAGTATTATCTGGGGAAACTGACTGCAACGACTGAAACTGAACAACTGGGGGTGGACCTAACCACCCAACACAGCGAGCATCATCTGCAGCAGCCCTCCCATATGTCAAGTTCACGGTGCCAGAAGTGGCATTAGTGAAAGTGAACTGGTTAAAATTGCTAATGTACTTGTCAGCACCACCGGCAAACGTACCAAGACTAATAGTAGTATTGTACGCCTTCATAGACGTATTAACTGGAACGCGGGAAACACGAGCAAACTGGGGAACACGCAAATGCAAAGAATTATCAGTAGTGATGACCCTCTGCTTGCCTGATTGCCCCCTGGACCTAGGGTCGCTCGCCCCGGCACCAGCATTACCGTCGCGCTCATTGGCGTAAGCATTAATAATAATACCATTAGAAACAGGACTATATATATGGTGCTCAGTACTACCAACAACAAAAGCATAACAAGCTGCAATGTTTCCACTACGGGAAAAGGCAAATTGCAAACTCGAAGTTGTGGGCATAGGCGTAGCCATAGTCCAACGACTCCGGGTCCAAAAAGGCCAAAGTTCGCTAGTGGTAGTGCTAGAAGCAGCCACATTCAAATTGACATAGGTGGGTATCATCATCAGAGTCTTACAACTCAAAATGGTCTCACCAACAACATGCTCATCAACAGATAAAGGCAACTCTGAAACTCCACCCATACCAGACTGCGTAAAAACCAAACCCGTTCCTGTATTGGAAGCGGGTGAAAGCATGGGAGGGGCTGGGCAAGCAAAATGAAAATCATCGCCTGCACCAACCTCAACCAAGAAATCAATACTAGACGCAGTCTCACCAGTAGTGACCAAAGGATCCAAAACGGTGAGCGTAAGCCCGCCGATGGATCCCGTGACGGTCGTATAAGGTGTAGGCGATATATAAGGAACTGAAAACTCAAAGCTACTAGCATCGCGTAAATCAAAGACCTCGCAATAAGAAAAAGGTTGTGGTAAACCACCATTCTCTATAGCTGGCACAGTGTTAGAAACAATACCGTTATTAAACACGTCACTAGTTCCAGGTACAAACCCGGCAATTACACGTCCACCATGGAACTTAGTCTTGCTAAAAGTAAACCTAAACTTCAAGCTTCCCCTCCAATATCTAAACATGGAACCTATGTAACACAGAGTAGATGGGTAAAAGCAATTGGTGGTCAACGACGAACTGGATGGCAAAGCAATATTACCACCAGGTCTGTTGCTATTAGACCTAAACCAGAAATTAGTAGGACATATGGCTGTCGAATACAGCGTAACACCAACACTGTCGGTGGTTGACATATCACCCTCAAATATCTGGCAAGGTTTAGGTAAGATGTACGAAAACGCCATCTCATCTACTTCAGTACCGCCAGCAAAGGCATCAGTTCTCAACTCATTACGCTGCATAGCAGCTAAAACATAGCTATTGGACGGCAAATCTACATTGCAATCGGCAGCATAATTGTTGCGATAAACACGTGTAGGCTGCTCTACAACCTGTGGCCTAGAGTAACCCCAGGCCCTGGCAGTCATAGAAGACGCCTCCAATAAGATAGCAGTAGGCAAAGCAAACTCTGTCAGGGCAGGTATAGCCGCAGCTGCAGTCATGCCAATAGCGGCTCCATGCAAGTAATCTGACACTTTGAGCTCTTCCTTCTCTTGTCTCTTGGGATCCATGCCGCTCTGTG